GGACAACGAGATGCTGGATTAGTTCACAAGTTCAACATGGAACTGATTGTAGATATTATAGATACTGAGGTGGCACTTTACAAGTTGTCACTTGAAGATACAAAAACAAACATCTACGATGAATCGGACAAAAAGATTTATCAATTACCAATAAAGATCCCTGCTCTAATCAATCGTCAACCACAGACATTTGAAGGTACAGAGTTTGGACAAGATTACACACAACCGTGTGATTTTGGATTTATTCGTGAACTTCTAAAAGACTACGAAACGTATGTTGAAGTTGGTGACGTGATTGAATATAATGGTGAATATTGGGAAGTCGATGGTATTCTTGAAAACCAATATTTCGGTGGTAAGAATCCCGATTATTCCTTTGCAACAGAAAGATGGGGACATAATGTTTCCATAATTGCTAATACACACTTGACAAGACGTTCTCGTATCCACGTGGAAGAAGTTCGTTCTGCACCAAGAACTAACACAAACGATTTACCGGACAACATCTAATGAAAAACTCATCACCATATCGTAAACCACCACTAAAAAGAACTCGTGATTCTTTCATAGATGATCGTAATTCAGTAGAAAATCCAAGAACGGATTTTGGTGATGCTAGACACAGACAAGTTCGTCGAGATAAAGACAAGGTAAAGAGTTTAGGAATAACACTATATGATGTAGACTTTGCTGTAAAGTCATACATAGACCAAACGATGCAACTTCAAGTTGAAGATAATGGTGAATCTATACCTGTACCGATAATTTACGCAAACTCTGAGAAATGGGCATCTATACAACGCAACGGGTATCTAAAAGATAAGAAGGGAAAGACATTAGTTCCACTTATCACATTCAGACGTTCTGGTGTAAATATGAAATCTGAATTGAGACGTAACAAGGTTGCAACAACAAATCAACTTGGATATGTTATGGCACAGAAGTACACTAAACTTGCCCCTTATGATAAGTTTTCAACCTTATATGGATCAAATAAACCACAGGAATACTACATAACACCAATACCCGATTATGTTGACATTACATATGATTTTATTCTTTGGTGTGAGTATCAAAACCAGTTGAATTACATCGTTGAAAACTTCATATACCACGGTGGTAAATCATTTGGTGAACGAAACTTCTTTAAGTTCTCAACAAACATAGACTCTGTTTCTATGGAAGATAACAACACAACAGGACAAGACAGAGTTGTGAGGGCATCCTTTCAAATAAATGTTCATGCTTACTTGTTACCGAAGTCTGTTGCTGGTGAAGTAACTACAAAACGGGTGGTATCTCCAAACAAGATACGTTTTACATCTGAGGCGTTTGCTGATATAGGCACCGCGGTAACTCAAAACAACATACGATATAATAGTCAGAATTTCAAATCATTGAATTCTTCTCAAAAAGAAAGAACAGAAGACTTAGAGCGTAGATTAAATGATTTTACCGATAAGTCTATAAATGCTAGTCCAGAGGTATATCCTACGGAAATAGATTGATATTTATAGTTATACAGTTTTACTAATTATGAGGTTTTTATGTCAGAACAAGTAGGAAAAGAATTTGAACAACAGGATGTAGATGCTGTGAAAATATTGCAGTCAGACTACGCCACAAACACTGCACAAATAGGTCAAGTTGAAGTTGAGTTACATTTACTTAAAAAGAGACTTGACGAGATTCAAAATCTACGTGTGGAGTTATTTGCGAATTATGAGTCACTTCAAGAAAAAGAAAAAGCACTCGTTCAATCTTTAAATGAAAAGTATGGCGACGGTGTTCTTGATTTAGATACAGGAAGATTTATTCCATCCAATACATAAGTTTGAGGTTTTTTCCTCATATTTATATTGGAGATAATTACACAATTTTTTGGAGATAAATAGTGGCTAATGAAAGAATTGTAAGTCCTGGCGTGTTTACGATAGAAAAGGATCTTTCGTTCTTACCACAGGGAATCGCACAAATTGGTGCAGCACTTATCGGACCAACAATGAAAGGTCCGGCATTTGTTCCTACGGTAGTACAAGGATACAACGACTTCGTAACTAAATTTGGTGGAACATATGAGCAATCATATCTTCCGTATACTGCTAAAAGCTACCTAAATAATGCTGGTAGTGCAACAATCGTTCGTGTTCTTGGTTCGGGTGGTTACTCACTCAAGCACCCAATTGCTCTTGTGGCAACAGGTTCTTGGGGTAAGAAATTAATCTCTCTCCTACACCCAACTTTTGTTGTTACGAACAATGATACGGATTCATTGTTTGCAACGTCAACTGTCACTGCAAACAGTAGTGGTAGTTTTGTATTGACTGTCAATGGTAACTTTACAACAGATACATCGGCATTTACAAATGCTGTAAATGAAGCAGGTCTGGGATTTAGTGCATCTATTGATCCAGAATCATCTGCTTACATCGGTGACCTTTATGGATACAGTGCTTATGGAACTCATGCTGTTTACAACTATGTAAACTTTAGATACCAAGCTTCTGCTTCTTTAGCAGCTGATCCGGCAACAACAGTTCTTATTGAGACAGGTTCAACTTCATCGCCTTGGGCTTTTGAAGACGATTATCTTGAGGCATTTACACCTTGGATTACATCACAAAAGATTGGTGCAATCTCACAAGATCTTTTCCGTTTTGCAACACTTTCTCACGGTATTCATGCTAACTATGAAGTGAAGATTGGTATTGCAAATATCCGTCCTGCTGGAACTATCGCTGGTTCTGAGTACGGTGACTTCGACGTTGTTGTTCGTCTTGTTGATCAATCAAGATTACCACAAACACCGTTTAACTCCGAAGACGATGACCTTCGTCCAAATGTTGTTGAACAGTTCAAGGTAAATCTTGACCCGAACTCTCCAAAGTATATTGCACGTGTAATTGGTGATCGTTACATTACAATTACAGCCGAAGGTAAGGTAGTTGTCAACGGTGATTACTCCAACAAGTCTAAGTACATTCGCGTGGAAACCACAGAAGGTGTAACAAATGGTGGTGTTTCACCACAATTGGTTCCTTTTGGATTCCGTGCTCTTAAATCACCAATTCCGGCACCGTTTACTCAACCTCCGGCAGCAACAATCAAGGCAAATCAATTAACAGGCGGTTCATACAATCGTCGTGTATATTACGGATTTGATTATACTTTTGCTACAAACGATAACTTTAGTTACCTCCGTCCAATTCCTACTTTGAGCACAACAGGTTCAAACGTAGATTTTTATCTTGGAGATTACGAACAGAACGCCGCGGCAAACTTCCCAACAGCCGGAAATGGATATAGTTCTTCAATTGATTTAACATCAAATACGGCACTTGATACTCGTAAGTTTATGGTTCCGTTCCAAGGTGGATTTGATGGTCACAAGCCACACCTTCAAAAGAAGACGGGTACATATATTGATGCTACAAATACACAAGGATTTGATATTTCAACATCTTCGGGTGACGGTTATGAATCGTATAAGAAGGCGATTGATGCTATTTCAAACCCTGACGAATTTGACATCAACATGATTGTAACACCGGGTGTTCTTCACTCACTTCACTCACCAATCACAACCTATGCTAAGGACACTTGTGAAAATCGTGGTGATGCCTTTTACGTGATGGATTTGGCCGGTATATCTTCTAACATTGCTGCCGCTAAGTCAACAACAGAAGGTTTAGACACAAACTATGCCGCTACTTATTATCCTTGGGTCAAGATTCTTGATATGGATAAGAACAAGCCAGTTTGGGTTCCACCATCAGTTGTTCTTCCTGGCGTGATTGCTTTCAACGACCGTGTTGCCGCTGAATGGTTCGCCCCTGCTGGTTTGAATCGTGGTGGCCTCACAGAAGTTATTGAAGTGAAGACGAGACTTACACACGCAGAAAGAGATGAATTGTATGAATCAAGAATCAACCCAATCGCTGTATTCCCATCAACAGGAGTATGTGTATGGGGTCAGAAGACACTTCAAGGTCGTCCATCTGCTCTTGACCGTATCAACGTTCGTCGTCTTCTCATCGCTGCTAAGAAGTTTATTGCTTCTGCTACACGTTACCTTGTGTTCGAACAGAATACAACACAAACGAGAACACGTTTCTTGAACATTGTAACTCCTTACTTGGAGTCAATTCAACAACGTCAAGGTTTGTATGCTTTCCGTGTTATCATGGATGAGTCTAACAATACACCGGATATTATTGACCGTAACATTCTTTATGGTCAGTTGTTCCTACAACCTGCGAAGACTGCTGAATTCATCATTCTTGACTTCAACATTCAATCAACAGGTGCGGCATTCCCAGGTGCCTAATGAAATAATCGGGGGAGTTGAAACATACTCCCCCAAATTTTTCTGACGGTAACTATATTTATATGAAAGAGATTTTTAAACTTGGAGAAATAAATGGCTGAACTACTCGACCCTACCGAAATTTTCTTTACCCCATATGAACCGAAACTTGCGAACCGGTTTATTATGTACATCGAAGGTGTCCCTGCTTATCTTATCAAAGGTGCCGCAAGACCAAACGTAACTTTCAACGAAGTTACACTTGACCATATCAACGTCAAGAGAAAGAT